TGAGGGTCTTCTTCTTACTGTCTCTCATAATGCTGGTACTTCATCTGGTAATCTTACTTTTGTTCCAATTAAAGGTTACTTTACCGAAACTGATGTATTCTATACTGGTGCAAACACGGGTCGTGCTACAGTTGTTACATACACAGTAGCAAATGCCGGTGGTGACTATATTGCTTCTGAACATGCCAGACTCTTTACACAGACAACTAATACTTCAGCGATTCCGCTTACAACAAGCTTTGGATCTGGTGCACAGTTTAATGTTGGTACACTCGGTGACACAGAAGACATCTTCATTGGTACAGATCTAATTTCTGCAAATGGTGTAGGAACACTTGATTACGATCGTGTTACTCTAACAGTTGGATCAAGTTCAGGATTTGCAGTAGGTGATCGTGTTTATCAAGAAGTAAACAAAATTGCATTTAATGCAAGTAGTTCTGTAGATGCTACAACCGGAAAAATTACTCTTCCAAATGCCAGCACATTATTCAATATTGGTGATATTGTACGATATCAAGTTGCTGCCGGAAATACTGCTTTAAATGGATTGTATGATGGTGATTACTACTATATTGCTGGTGCTACATCAACTGATGTAACTCTTTCTTATCCATATCGCAAGTTTGACCAAATCAATTCCACAAACTTCTCTACATTTGCTAATAACAAAGTAGATGAAGCAGGGCATTACTTATACAAACTGACGCACGGGACAGTATTCGAAACTGCGACCGGCGTGTTAAGAACTAAAGATAACCACAATTACTTTTCTATTACTGGCGGAACTGCAGATGTAAGCACATTTGCAAATAGCAATATTATTAAGTACGGTGCAACATCTACAAATACTAATATTGATGCTGTAGCAGTTTACACTACACTTAATCAAGCAAATCAAGTATATTCTGCTTTACCAATTGCTGGAGCTGCATTTGGATTTCCAAAGAATCCTCAAGGTGATTCTAAGAATAAGATCTTTACATGTCTGACGTTTGATAAATTTACACTTGGTTCTATTGGCGCACTTTCAGGTGTCGACCCTGGAGCTGGTTATAACGTTGACCCTTATGTTCTTGCTTATCAACCGTATATTTCTGCATTCGGTCGTAGAGATTTTATTATTAATATTTCTGGTGCAAGTGGCGTATATGCGGTTGGAGAAAGAGTAAATCAAACTCTTGCAGATTTAAAGTTCTATGATCTAAAAGTAGATAATGGTGCTTATAGTGATACGTTTGATGAAAAGGTTGTAACGGTAAACGTTGACGACGAAATTCAAACTGTAAATAATTTTATTCTGTATGTTTCAAATTCTTCTACATTTAATACAACAGATGATGTAAATTCCAATACAGAGTTTATCTCTATCACAAATGCAAATGGTACATATCCAGTAAATACATATGTTCGTTATTATACTAATAATGGAAATACTGCATTATCTCCTCTTGCTAACAATGGATTCTATTATGTTGCAATGTCTAACTCGTCTGGTATTACGCTAGCGACTAGTCAGGGTGGTGCAAACATTAACCTTACTCAGGCTTCGAATGTTGCTACATTTAACTCAAATACAAATGTTCAAAATAGCAATGACTTTATTACTATTGCAACTGCAGATACATTGTTTGCAAATGGCCAACAGGTAAGATACATTACAGGTGCTGGTAATACTGCAGTAACCGGTCTAACAAACAATGCTCTGTATTATGTACGTTTTGCTAATTCTACTGGGTTTAAGTTGTCAGAAACATCAACAGGTTCTGTTGTAGATATTACTGCTCTAGATCCAGGCGGTGCTGGTCACTTCCTAAGATATTATAATCCAGCTGCTAATGGTCATAACATTGTCAAGTATGCCAATGAGTTTGCAAACAATCAAAGAGTAATTTACAGAGCGCCAACTGGTAATACAGCTATTTCGGGTCTTGCAAATAATACCGCTTATTATATTGTTAGCGCAAATACGGTAGGATTTGCATTATCAAACGATCGCGGTGGTGCTAATGTTGATATTTCTGCTAAAACCGGTTCTTTAGAATCACATACATTCTCTACCATTCCTGGATTCTTACCTGGTGATCGTGTGTATCAAAGCACAACACCAGTAATGAACGCTAGTGTACGATCAATCTTTTCAAATACAACTGGTGATTATGTTCGTGTATCTGGTAATACATCGACAATCAACGTAACATCATCAAATACATTACTTTCATACTCAAATCCGTATGTTAGTGCAAATGTTGCAACGGCAAGTTTGTTTCAGATTACATCTACTGCAAAAGGTATTGTCAAGTCAGCCAATACTACTGCAGTGCGTGTAAAGAGACTTAGCTTTGAAAATACATTTAGACCAGGTTCTCCACCGAGTGAATCACTTCTACTTGGCGAATTCTCAGGTGCAGAAGCTCAAATTACAGGAGTTACTGAAGATTTAGACCTTATCTATCCGATTGGTTTAAATGCTCAGATTGAAGCTAACGTTATTACAGCAAATGGCCAAATTACATCTTTACAGGTTGTAGACTCTGGTGTTGGTTATTCGAACAGTGATGTTTTACAATACACTTCATCAGACGGTACTCGTTCAGGGTCTATTAAAATTGTTGTTGATGGACATGGCATTGGTGAAGGATACTATAGAAGTTCGAAAGGCTTCCTATCTGAAGACATGTACATTCATGACGGTGACTACTATCAAGAATACTCGTATGAGATTCTGTCGAAGATCTCTGTAGATCGTTATGCAGACATGTTTAAGAAGGTAATGCATACTGCTGGTACCAAGTTCTTTGGTTCTGCTCTAGTTGTCGAAGAAGATTCAATAACTGTAGAGCTTTCCGAGATTGCAACTGGCGAGGAAGTTCAGTTCAACTCAAACAGTGATGTTAACAATGATAATGAAACTATTGATACAGACATCACGCCAAATCCATTTGCAAATGGTGATATTGTAAGATACACAACTGCAACTGGAAATACAGCAGTTAGCGGATTAGCAAATAATACAAACTATTATATTGTACAAACATCTGGATCTACTGTTAAACTTGCAATAGCTATCGGTGGAACTCCTATAAATATAACAGCTAGTGCTACAAGTGGTGCGCCTTCAGCTGGTCACTACTTAACAAAGACGATCGAGGAATAAATGTCAGTTACTCAAAAACTTGTAACAACAAATTTTAATGTAGAAAGTGCCGCAAGTTTTGTTGGTTCTTTTGCCAATAACGATTACTTTGTCTTTGCCGGCAAGCATACTCCGTATCCTGGAAGTGATGCTGTTCTAACTACTCCAAATAATAGCATCAAGTCTACAAACATTGATGTTTATAATGATATGATTTTTGCAAAGAGAATTTCTTCTAGTGATGTAGCTCATGTTATTCCTAAGTATCTTTGGTCTTCTGGTACTTACTATGATAAGTACGATCATACTGATGGCGATTTAGATACAAAGAAGTTTTACACGGTTGTAGATGCTGGTACAGAATTTAATGTTTTCAAATGCTTATTTAATGCCAGTAATAGTACAGTACAAGTAAGTTCTACTGACGCTCCATCTATAAAATCAGAAGAACCATATCCTACTGGTGATGAATATATTTGGAAGTACATGTATAGTATTACCAAAGCACAGTATGAAAAGTTTGCTACAACAAACTATATTCCAGTCGTTGCAAATACAACAATAGAAAATGCGGCCGTTCCAGGTACTATTGAAGTAGTTGATATTATTACACGCGGCAAGGGTTATGATAACTACATCAACAATGGCATTTTTAGAACTACTGACATCAGCGTTGGTGGTAACGATGAAATCTATGGTGCACCAGATACTGCAGAGGCAGAAGACGATTATTACGCAGGATGTGTAATTAAAATTACTGAGTCTTCAAATGGTGCTGCAAATCAATATCGTCGTATTGTAGATTATCGTGGCCAAGGTGGCCAAAAAATCTTTATCCTAGATTCACCATTTAATCCTGTTCCCGCAGCCGGCGATGAATACGAAGTTTATCCGTATGTTTACATATGGGGAGATGGAAGTGAAACAACCGCCGCTGAAGGTAGAGCTATTATTGATGGTGCAAGTTCTAATTCAATTGTAGAAATTGAAATGCTTAACGTTGGCGCAGGCTATCGTTATGGCGAAGCATATGCCGGAAAAACTACAAACAGTATTCCAGTTACAGTCGATAGTGTGTTTATTGATCTTCCTGCTTCTGTATCAGGCAGTGCCGGCTTTACTGCTGCAACATTAAAGCCAATCATTTCACCTATAAATGGCCATGGAGCAGATCCACTGACTGAACTAGGTGGTAAAAGAGTTTGCATTAGTACTAAGTTTGTAAACAGCGAAGGTTCAACTATTCCAGTTGAAAATGATTTTCGTCAAGTAGGTGTTATTAAGAATCCTCTATATACAAACGTAGATATTCTTCTTAAAACTGCAAATACAGTTGGAACTGGATTTAGCATTGGTGAAACAGTTCATCAATTTAAGCAATTCAAGCTTCATGGAAATGTTTCAGTTACATCCGGCACTACTACGATTAAGAAAACTAATCAAGGTCGTATTTCTTCTGTTGTTACTATTGTCAATCCTGGTGTTGGTTATTCATCAGACGCAGCCGTAACCGTAACTAATCCTCTTTCTGGTGGAGATGGGCTTGCCGTATCTGTTACATTAACAACCGGAGTAATTACTGGCGTTACTGTGTCTAACCAAGGTAATAACTATATTGAATTACCTACTTTGCAAGTAACTGCTACCAGTGGAACTAACGGCCAGTTGGCTGTAGCATTTGCTAATCCACAAACACCTACATTTAAAGATAACTTTGTTGCTGGCGATTATGTTTTAGTTACAAGTGGAACCAATCTGTTTCTTTCAAAGGTGGCAGGTGTTCCTCAGGATTACCAAATTACCACAACAACAAATTCAACATTTACGGGAGATAACTGTGAAGTTTCAGCGCTTGTTCTTCAAGCTTCTGGAAAAGTTTCATCTATAAGTGCTGGAAGAATTACTCTTTCGAATGTTGCAGGTGTATTCACAGAAAATTCTAGAGTTATTGGTCTTACTTCTAACACGACCAGCGTTATTCAAACAACTGCTGGCGCCGCTCCATTGCTTCCAATTGAAGTAAATGACAAAGCGGCTGGAGGATTTAATACGGCAGTTCAGTTGACAAAATTAACTGGCACCTTTCCAACTGGAGGAACAAGTTTCCTTGAAGATGAAGTTATTGAACAAACCAGTTTAATACCATTTGCTAAACCACGTGGTGCTTTCCATAGCATCAGTCTTACAGATGGCGCAGATAACGATCATATGTATATCAGCAATAAGTTTGGTATTTACAATTTAGATCCAGGCGGTGTAAGACCTATTAGAGGCGTAACTTCTCTCGCGTCGCTCAATAATTTGACTAATAAATATCCTGGAGACTTTGTTGTTGGCAGTGGTCAGGTTCTATATCTTGAAAATCTAGATCCGATTACTCGAAGCGGCAACAAATCAGAAATTATAAAGATAATCTTGGAGTTTTAATTAAATGGCTCTGCAAACAGACCTAAACGTATTTCCATACTACGACGACTACGATCCAACAAAGAACTTTTATCGTGTTCTTTTCCGTCCGGGCGTAGCAGTTCAGGCACGTGAGCTAAATCAACTCCAGAGTATTCTGCAAAACCAAGTTGAGAAGTTTGGCGACAACATCTTTAAGCGCGGTACAATCATTGAAGGTTGTAACATTATTCGCCACGACGTTCTTCCTTATGTAAAGATTAAAGATACAGAAACTGATGGAACACCAATTTCTGTTACTGCTTACGAAGGTATGTCTGTACGTAACAGCTCAAACGTAGCTGGTCATATTGTTAAGACTGTTGCTGGATTCGAATCACGTTCTCCAGATCTAAATACTCTTTATGTAAAGTATAATTCGTCTGGTTCAGATTCGAATACCTTTACATTTGCTGCAGGTCAAACTTTAACTGTATATAGTCCACTTTATCCAATCTTTAAGACACGAGTAAATAACGGTTCAACGTTGTTTAGTAATACTGATGGAGTAGTAGTTGTTTCAGCTATTGCTGTACAAAACTCAATTGGTGGTACAACATTCCCAGCTGGCGCATTTTTAGCAGGCCATACAATTCAAAATGGTGTAGCTAATCTTGTTATTATATCGACAGATGCTACTACAAATTCTGAAGTTCTTATTCTAAAAGTTAGACCATATGCAAATAATCTTGCTGCTGGTACTGCCAATACTACCTTATGGCGTGTTGGTGTTGGTGAAACAATTAGAAACTCAACTTCGCCATTTGCTACTGCAAACGTTGTAGCGCTAATTGGTACAGGTGCAGCTGGATCTCTAGTAACAGATGCTTCACGTAAAATCACAGCGATCTCTGTTACCAGTCAAGGTGCTGGATATTATGTACCACCACATGTAACAGTAATGAAGCAATCTACATCAGCTCTGTCTGCAACAGAAATTGCTGATTTAGATGTTGAAGCTCTTAATTACATGGCAACAATTACTGTTGCTAATACAGCACAAGTTCCAATTGGTACTGGTTATGGTGTAACTGTTGATGAAGGTACTATTTACCAGAAGGGATTCTTCTCAAGAGTATCTCCACAGTTAGCAGTTGTAAGTAAGTATTCCAACACAGACTTCAATAAATCTGTAGGCTTCTACACATCTGAGGATATTATTGATAGCAATGAAGATACATCACTTCTTGATAACGCTACTGGCACTTATAACTACGCAGCTCCTGGTGCTGATCGTCTTAAGCTAACTCCAGAACTTCGTGTTCTTGATAAGGAAGTTGCAGATGCAAATACCGACTTCCTTCCAATTATCGAGTTTGCTGACGGTCGTCCATATAAGAAGAATTTATCAACTGTATATAATGTAATTGGCAACCAGATTGCTCAAAGAACATACGAAGAATCTGGTAACTATGTTCTAGATCAATTCATCGTAAATATAAGAGATTCTAAGACTTTCTCAGAAACGCGAACCGCGTTTAAGATGTCAGTTGATCCCGGCAAAGCTTATATCAATGGTTTCAGAGTAGAAACAGGCGAATATAGCACCAGTGTTGCTAAAGGTATTGCAACATCAAACAATCCTGCTGCAAGAATTCGTCTTGGATACGGCAATTATGTTCGTGTAAAAGAACTTGCCGGAAACTTTGATTTCAACAAAGGTGCCAAGGTTGATCTTCAAGGAACTCCTGCTACCTACGTCACAACTGGTGCACCAGCCGGTAGCGCAATTTCTGCTCCAGGAACAAAACTCGGCGAAGCAAGAATTCGTTCTGTTACACTTGAAACGGGTGAAGTCGGAACACCAAATGCTGTATACAGACTCTATCTTTTCGATGTTGTCATGGAAGGTGGAAAAAACTTCGGCGACGTTCGTTCAATCTATTATGGTGGAACAAACAAGGGTATTGCCGACGTTATTCTTAGTGCTTCTGGCGCTGCAATTCTAGAAGATTCTGCTGGCACTTCTCTATTATATAGTTCTGTTCCTGCTATGCGATCAGCAGAAAGAATTACATATACATATAGAACCATTAATGACGCTGAAACAGCGCTCTCAACTGGCGAAATTACGTTAAATCTTGGTTCGGGCGAAACTTTCCCATACACTGGAGTTCTTGGTGATTCGGCAAAGAAAGAATTGCTAGTTATTCCTAAAGGAAACTATCAGGCACTAGCAAACGCATCTGGAACAATTTCTATTGGTGCAAGTTCTACTTCAAATCTTCAAGTTGCCGGTGCCGGCGGTACTAACTTCTTGAATGTATTTAGTGCTGGCGACTTTGTTAAGTTTCTAAACAGCTCAGGCGGTAATGAAGTTATTAGACAGGTTGCTCAGGTAACTGGCGCATCATCAATGATTCTTACTTCGGGTCCTGGTCAAACATATTCTGGCGGTTCAGTAAAGCTTTACTATCCAGCAAATGTTCCAATTTCACTCACTAGCAAAATAACTCGCACAGCCACTGTTACATCACCAGATACTATGGTTATTGCTCTAGCAAACACTATTGCTAATGCAAGTTCTGGAACTTCAACATCTGCGGATGTGATGGTTGTTTACAATGCAACTAGAAACAATATTGCGTCAGCAGTAAAAGGTGTAACTCGCTCGATTTATACACGTGCTGTTTGTTCAAATAACGCTGGCGGTACTCGCGGTCCTTGGGCACTTGGTGTTTCTGATGCTTTCCGTTTAAGAAAAGTATATGTAGCAAATGGCCAATCACGAGCTCTTAACTTTAATGCTAATACTGGCATTATAAATTCTGGTACACAAACTGCGTTTATTCAGATATCTAATAATCCATTTGCAAATGGTGATTCGGTAGTTTACGCTGATAATACAACAACAGTTACAAATCTTACAGATGGAGGAACTTACTTTGCAGTTTATGCTAACAGCACCGGTATGGCTCTTGCTTCTACTCGTGGTGGAGCAAATATCCAAATAGGAGCAACATTAACATCAGAAAATCATACAGTAACTGGTCAACCAGTATTCTTTACTGGAAACACCTATGGTGTATCTGATGTGACGAATGACTTCTATATTGATATTAATCAAAAGGAAGACTATTTAGATACTTCTTATCTGTATAGAAAACCTCGTGCAGATGCCCTTGTATCTAATGATATTCTGCTTGTACAATACGACGTATTTACTGGCGGTGATTCAGGTGTTAAGACAATCAGTTCTTATACAGTCGATGATACATTAGACTTTGCAACATTGTCTGGATCTGAAAGTGTCCATACAATGGAAATTCCAGAAGTTCTTGGAACGAGCGGTAAGTACTATGATCTACGTGATCAATATGATTTCCGTCCACGCTCTGCAAATACAATTCAACTGGTTACAGACATTTCTAATGTACCGGCTGGAGCAAACGCTCTGTCTATTATTAATCCGTCTGAGCCAAGTTCTGCAAATAGATTTAGTGCTGGCGAAAAATATTTCCCAGTACCAGATACAGATCTAACTGCTAATATTGTATATTATCTAGGAAGATCAGATCGCGTTGTTGTAGATAGCAACAGAGACTTCGTTGTTCGTGCTGGTAAGAATGGTGCACAGGATGAAATTCCACCAGAACCACAAAACAGCATTACACTGCAAATTCTTAGAATTCCACCTTATCCTTCTCTACCAGAATCAAAATCTGCCGATATGGCTAAGATTATTGATACGAAGGTTGCTAACGAATCATTCGGAAGAAGAGTTAAGAATTATACTGTAACTCAACTTATTAGTGCAACTGATCGTTCACGTATCCAAGTTAAGGGATACAAGATGACTGATATCGCTTCTCTTGAGAATCGTATCAAGACTCTTGAATACTACGTATCATTTACGCTTGCTGAAGCTCTTGCAAAAGCAAGATATATTCCTTCGTCGCTTGACGCACTGAATGATCGCTTCCGCTTTGGTTTCTTTGTAGATCCATTTACAGATTATAACTATTCGGATCTTGGAAACCCAGAGTTCTATGGTACGATTAAGGAAGATCAACTTGGTCCTAAGTTAACTGAACTGAATCTTGAATTTAAACCAGAAGACAATTCAACAGGTATTGTAACTCTTCCATATAATGAATTTACAATCGTAGCTCAAAATGATGCTACTGATGGTGCTGTAATTACATCTGGACCAGTTGAAGTTCTAGTGGTTACTCAGAAAACTGAAGTTGCTATTCAGTCTCAACGCAGTACAGCTCGCAGCGACAATGGCTCAGTATATGAAGAATTCTTCTATACATTCAGCAGTCTAGCAGGACCTGCTGAATTCTATATTAATAGCCGTGATAATAACATAGCTCTTGAAGTATTCCAGTCAACAACATCTGGTGGTACTTATGTTTCGACATATACATCAGCAGCTGCTCTTCCAATTACAAATGCTGATATTTCTTCCAAAGGCCTCAGCATTCTAAACGATGGCAGAAAGATCGAAAATCCTGGTTCTACTACACGCAAGTCTTATGGACCTGTTGGCGGCTTCATTGAAGATAAGTTTAAACTTCTTTGGACACACAACCCGAATGATGGTATTTACTATAAGCTTCGTGTTTACAAGGGTAAGAACCATGGTGCCCATGGAAAATCTGGAACCTATGGATTTAAGCTATATTATCCATCGGATGTGGTAACCACTGAAACTCGTATTGTTCCAAATCCGGCAAACTTTGATTACACAGGTGTTGTGCATACAATTTCACCGCCTGAATTCACAATCAGTCTGTCAACAAACTTTATGAATGATATCTTTGGTTCAATTCCACTTGGTGAGTTTATCTCTGATGCGCAGAAATTCTCAATTTCTGTCACTGGGTTGAAGCCAAATACATATCATAAGTTCATGTTTGAAAATGAAGATCAGACATCTAAGTGTGCGCAGTCAAGAACATCAACAACAAACACAAGCGGTCTTCTGACAGACGTCAATGGTACTCTTAACTTTGATTTCTACTATGATGCAGGAATCAATGAAGCTACTACTGATCTTGAGCAGCAAAATAAGCTTGCTGCATCAAAAGCTGGTGTAAAGGTGTTTACGGTTCAATCGTATGATGGCAACTCAAAATCAACTGGTTCTATTGGTGTTAAATACTACACAAGTCTGCCATTTGGATATGATCAGCCAATTGCACTGAATACATCACAAACTGCTACACAGGTGGCTACAACAGATAGACCCGCTGCATCGGGAATTCCTGCAGGATTTAGTTCGCAATCAATTTATGACGCTGTTGAAAATAACAACGTTCGTATTTTTGACTGGGATAATCTTAATGAGCGCCTTCGCTAAGAATAAATAAAGAAAAGATTAAGAGGAATGAATGTCGACATTTGACTATATCCAAACATTTTATGTAAATCCTGATACAGTTGCAAACGCGGCTGAAATCATGTTGACTTCCGTAGATCTATTCTTTAAGGCCAAGCCTGCGCAAAACGCAAACGTGAGCGGTGCTTTTAAACCCGGCATCAACGTTTGGATTTGCGAAGTAGAAAACGGAGATCCTAATCCAAATCGTGTGCTTGTAAATTCAGTAAAATCAATAGATTATGATTCTGTTAATATTAGTAACGATGCGCAGACACCGACGGTTGTTGGATTTTCAAATCCAGTTCTGATTAAATCTGGACGTTTCTATGGCATTGTTATTAAGTATAACGATCCAGCATATGACATCTGGACCAATGTTCAGGGAGATAGACTAGTAGGAGCTGGCGGTGTAACTAACACTGCTTCACCAGGTTCACAGTCACGCTTTGATGGTTTTCTTTACAAAGCAACTAACTCAAATAGCTATGATAAGTTTAGTAATAAAGATCTTAAGTTTGGCGTAAAGGTTGCACAATTTAATTCTGATAATATTACTATTCCACTTGTCAATAAAGACTATGAGTTCTTTACAATTGATCGAACAACAGTTGGATCTATCGCAAGTGGCGAATATGTTTATCAAAACATTGCGGATGCTGCTGATATCACAGTGAATGTTTCTTCATCGAGCAATACAATTGTAAGAGCTTCTGGAACTGGAGTATTCTCCAATTACAGCATTAATGATAAAATTGTAGTTACCAATGGTTCAGTAAGAAATGTTCTTACAATTACAAACGTTATTGATGCTACTACTATGACTGTTGACAAATTCCCAAGCTTTACTGCTACTGGAATTGGACTGAAAGTTCCACCAATTGGTGTTGCATATTATGTCGACTACACTAAGAATAAGATTTATCTTGTTGATTCTAACGCAGCAAATAGTGGTTTTAAGTTTGTCACTGGTACAAGAATTATTGCAGAAAGATCTGGTGCTTCGGCAAACGTAGCTTCAATTGATAAATTCAAAGTTGATAACTTTCAACCAAAGTTCCTGATTGGTAATCCTACAACATCTGATTATTCGATGGTGTATGCAATTGCTAACTCTACAGATTACATACCTGCAACAACAGACAATCTTGAGCTTCTGAAGTTTAATAATCCTCCGAGAGAATCATACATTCTTTCTCGATCACTTGAAGTAATCAACTCAAATCTGTTTGGAACTGAAAGAAAGTCAGCAGTTGTTAATGTAAGCTTTAACGTTGCAGTTGCTGAAGCAAATAGATTCTCTGTTCCTTATCTCAAAACAAACGAGCTTGATTTCTTCTTCTATCAAAATGATATTAATAATACTATTACTGCAACACGTGGTAGTATTACGAATTACGATACAGAAGTTGATCGCAACGGTCTTGCTAAAACCAAGTATATCTCTAAGAAGATTTCATTCGGTGAAGGTAAGTATGCTGAAGACGTTGTAGTTTATCTAGCTGGTTATCGTCCATCTGGTACTCAGATTAAAGTTTATGCTAAGTTGCATAATTCTGCTGACAAAGATGCGTTTGACGACAAGTCATGGACTCCATTAGAGTTAAAGAATAACACTGATAGATACAGCACAGAAGATCCGAAGGATTTGTGGGAATACACTTATGGTCTTCCACAATATCCAGAAGTTCATGCTAGCTTATCTGGCAACTTTTTGACAACAACAAGCAGTAACAATATTGTTACAACTGCAGATCAGACGTCAACTCTTGCAACTGGCGATTTGATTAGAATATACAGTATTCTTACTCCACAAAACCATGAAGTGTTTCCAGTAGCCACTGTAACTGCTCCAGCATCTCCAGGTGCAACTGGAGCAATCACTCTTTTTAAACCAATTACGAATGCTAATATTGTAGGTGATGTTGGTATTGAAAAGCTGAAATACAAGAACGTTGCTTGGAATAACATTGCCAATGACAACGTTGCACGCTATGTAACTTCTTCTTACACTGAATTTGATACATACAATACAATGCAAATCAAGGTGGTTCTTCTTTCAGAAAATACTCACGTTGTTCCTAAGGTAGAGCAAATCCAAGTGATCGGAGTTTCTGCATAATGCTTGTAGATACAAATCATCAAGGATATGTAAAGGATACCGACTCTGGCGCTATCATAAATAACAATGAAGAAGAATATAAGAAATTCTTAGCTGCAAGAGAAGCAAGCAAAAGAAACAACAGTTTGTGCAAGAGAATGGCTGAAGTAGAGAATGAACTTACTGAAATCAAGTCTCTTTTATTGCAGTTAATACACAGGAATAATTAATGTCAAGACAAGTAGCTAACGTTGATATCATTACTGATAGCTTTGAAGTTTGGTTGCTCCAGACTAACGAGCTCCTGTCAGCATTTTCCACTGAAATTATTACTGCAAATACTACTGTTGCTAATACCGGCAATAATACTATTGCTCGCACTGCTCAGCTTTGGGGTACATTTGGTGCAAATACTATCGCTGTCGGAACTGCACTACGTGGTGGTAATGTTCAGACTGGTAACTCTGCCAATCTTGTAATTACTTCGAATGCAACTGCATATGTTGCTGCTGATGCTGGTATTCGCGTTCTGGTTGGTAACAGTACTTCTAACAGTTTCATGAGTCCACTTGGTGTTCACCTTGGCTTAGGAACTGCTAATTCTATTGTAAACAGTAGTCTGATTATAACACAATCTAGCAGTACTGTCAACACGAATATTCGGCCAACACGCATTCAAGTTGCAGATAGTACAACTACTGCAAATATGACTGCAAATGCTTTTAGTACTGGTTTGTTTGTTGGTAATACCACAATGGTGGCTATTGGTGCAAATGTGTTTGCAAATGCTGATACGATAGTTGTTGGTAACAGTTCATTCGACAGTAAGTTTGGTAATGGTTCTTGGACTGGTATTGCTAACCTGGTGATTACACCAACAAACTACCTAACAATCTCCGGTGCTGCAAACGTAACATCAAATGCCAACTTTGCAAATACAATTGCTGTTACTGGCAACACTACACTTTCAAACACTTTAGCAGTAACAGGCAATGTTATATTATCGAATACGATTGCTGTTACTGGTAATGCTACTCTGTCAAACACTATTGCTGTAACAGGTAATGCTACATTCTCAAATGCCGTTGCTATCACAGGTAATGCTATATTCTCAAACACCATTGCTGTCACTGGCAATGCTACTCTATCGAATACACTGACAGTAGTTGGTCTAGCAAACGCTTCTGGTAATGTAAACACAACGACAGTAAATGCAAACGTTTCAATGAATGTTGGCGCTAACGTAAATCTTTCAAATACAAGAATTACAGTTGGTACTGGTTTACAAAATACATTCATTACAGCTACTGCAATTGAGACTGATGGTACATTAACAGTTACTGGAGCTACCACATTATCTGATACGTTGGCGGTTACTAATACTGCAACACTATCAAATACTCTAACTGTTGCGGGTCTTGCATCATTGAATGCTGCACTAAATACCACAACAGCAAATGCTTCTACAGCTGTAAATATTGGTGCTAATGTTAATCTTACATTAGATAGATTTAATGTTGGCAATAATACTGTTAATACATTCATTACAGCTACTGCAATTGAAACAGACGGCACACTCACAGTTACTAATACTACAACTCTTTCAAATACTCTAACTGTTGCAGGTCTTGCATCACTAAATGCTGCATTGAATACCACAACAGCGAATGCTTCGGTTGGAATCAATGTCGGTGCTAACGTAAATCTTTCAAATACAAGAATTACTGTCGGTACTAGTTCTGAGAATACATTCATTACAGCTACTGCTATTGAAACTGATGGTACTCTATCGGTTGCTAATACTACAACATTATCAAATACGCTTAGTGTAACTGGTGCTACTACACTGTCTAACACACTTGGTGTTACAGGTGCTGCTACATTATCCAACACATTTGGTGTTACAGGTGCTGCTACATTATCTAATACAATGGGTGTAACTGGCGCTACTACACTTTCGAATACACTAAGTGTAACCGGATTGAGCACTCTTTCTGGTGCCATGAATACCACAACAGCAAATGCTTCTGTTGCAATGAACGTTGGTGCCAATGTTAATTTTACATTAACAAGAATTAATGTTGGTAACGCTACGGTTAATACATTCATTACATCAACTGCTATTGAGACTGATGGAACATTAACAGTTGCCGGTCAATCAACCTTATCAGGTGCAGTTGCAATTGGCGGAACTACCACATTCAAAACAGATTATGTAGTTGATGTGTCTGCAAATGCTGATATTGGAAATGTAATTGGAGCAGTGCTAATCTACACATTCCCTAAAGCAACATATTCATCGGCCAAGTTTGAAGTTCAAGTAAAGAAAGGTAGCAGCACACAGCTTTCTGAACTTGTGCTTGCTCATAATGGCACAACCGATGCATATGTGACTGTCTATGGTACAGTTGCTTCAACTGGCGCGGCATCTCCTCTTGGAACATTTATAGCAAATACTGGTTCTTCAGATACCAACGTGAATTTATATCTTCAACAGACCGTTGCAAATTCCGCGGTTAAAGTTATAGCTCATCTAATTAAGTAAGGTTGACATGGCAAACACTAATTTTAAAGTAGATAATGGATTATTAGTAAACGGTGATTCTACATTTACTGCAAATGTTGAAGTTACACAGCATATGCAAGTTCGCCAGACTCTTGGAGTTAATGGCGATCTTACAGTCACCGGCAATCTTACATTTAGTAATACTTCGCTCAGCGGCGAACTGATTCCAACTGCCAACGGTGTTCTGCTTGGTAACACTACAAGAACGTTCACGGTATCTGCAGACAACCTAAGTCTTTCGAATTCTATTATTGCTGCTAATGGAACGAATATTAATATTCGTGCCGGCGATGGTATTATTGCGAATGCTATGGGCTTGATTGTAAACGCTTCTTCTATCTCTAACGGTATTCTAAATATTGGTCAAGGTGGTACAAATGCATCAACGCGTGCCGCTGCTATAAACAATCTTCTTCCAGCTCAAGGTAGTGCAACTGGGTTCTTCTTAAGAACAGATGGTACTAACGTATCATGGATAAGTGGTATTGGACCGCAGGGTGCTACTGGTGCTCAAGGCCCAGTTGGATCTCAAGGACCGGTTGGTGCACAGGGACCAATTGGCTTTACCGGATCACAGGGTATCACTGGAGCTCAAGGAGCACAAGGAGCGGCTGGCGCTACTGTTCAAGGACCAGCTGGTGCGACAGTTCAAGGTCCAGTAGGATTTACAGGATCGCAAGGTATCACTGGAGCACAGGGACCATCTGGTGTTACTGTTCAAGGTCCTCCTGGTGTTACAGTTCAGGGTCCTGTAGGATTTGTCGGATCTACCGGACCAATGGGACCAACCGGACCTATGGGACCTCCAGGTGCTACTGTACAAGGTCCTCCAGGCGCTACTGTTCAAGGGCCTCCGGGTTCTACTGTTCAAGGTCCAGCTGGACCTCCAGGTCCTCCGGGTTCTACTGTTCAAGGTCCTCCAGGTCCTCCAGGCGCTACTGTTCAAGGTCCTCCAGGTGCTACAGTTCAAGGTCCTCCAGGTTCTACTGTTCAAGGTCCAGCTGGACCTCCAGGTCCTCCAGGTTCTACTGTTCAAGGTCCAGCTGGACCTCCAGGTCCTCCAGGTGCCACAGTCCAGGGTCCAGCAGGTCCTCCAGGTGCTACTGTACAAGGTCCTCCAGGTGCTACAGTTCAAGGACCAGCTGGTCCTCCAGGACCTCCAGGAAGTGCAGCATCGGCAGCAGCTCCAATTCTACGCCACGTAACATCAGGTTATACTGGTGGTGGACAGGTGTTTGTGCAAGGTCCACAGCCATCAGCATCAGCAACTGGTGATATCTGGATTCAAATCTAATGGCAATGCATTATTGGAACGGATCATCGTGGGCGATAGTTAATAACTCTCCAACTGATGGTTTATTTGACAACGATTATGGAGCATGGTTTCGCGTCTGGAATGGATCAGAGTGGATATATGCAACTAATGCCAAAGTTTGGAATGGAAGTACATGGAAGGGTTTTGTAGACCGAGTTCAGATAAGCAATGATCAGGCTCAAACAGTTAATTTCAGCTTCGGTGCTGAATGCGCTTGGGTCATATATTCCAGCGGAAATGTGATTTTCGATGACTATGGACCAAGCCAGACTGAATATCCGTGGATTGTAAACCCTGCCAATTCCAATCAATACGAAATTTTGGTAACAAAATTAAGCGGTGATCCATTAGAAGGTACAAGCGATCCGCTTGATACGTGGTTAGATCTTGCTACTACCCGTGTTTGGAGAGTTTTTGCAGACAATCAGTTTGTTACAACAGTTTTTACAACTCTTAGTGCAACAATTCGTCATAAAATAACTCAGGCACCAGTTGCTGTGAATGAATTTAGCCTATATGCAACAACTACTGGCAATCCGAACTTTCAAAGTTAGAGATAAAAAATGGCAATTAAAGCAAACTTACAAATTGATCAGGGTGCAGATTTCAGCACAGAGATCGACGTACTTGACGACAATGGCGATGTTGTAAATCTGACCGGTTATTCTGGTGCTGCTCAGATGCGCAAGCATTACACATCATCGACTTCCACCAATTTTACTGTTGTTGTAAATGCTCTTGCTGGTACTGTTACTTTGTCTATGAATGCTGTAACTTCTGCAAACGTGACTCCAGGAAGATATGTTTATGACTGTGAGCTAACAAGTTCTAGTAATGTAGTATCACGTTTGGTTGAAGGCATTGTAACAGTTACACCACAAGTTACGAGGTAACAATGGCTCTTAAAGCTAGGATTGTACAGAACAGCCAAATGGTTGCCAGAGTAGCTACTACTGGAGACTCACTGTCAACTACAAAACCGGTTACTCTCAAAAATCAAGTAAAAGAAATTCGTAGTATTGAAGACTTTGGAGATGTCGAGGAAGTAAATGTTGTAACAGGCGCTACTTTAGTCTATAATTCCGTAAGTGATAAATATGAAGTAAGACCTTTCGAAATCTCAGACCTCGGCAATCTCGACGGAGGCACGTTTTAATTTAATTGAGGAACAATAATGGCTAACCTAATTCAGATCAAAAGATCTATAACTACGGCCACTCCTCCGTCATTAGCTAATGGTGAACTGGCTTTTACTGCAAACGGCGACCACCTGTTTATCGGGTCAAATGGCGCGTCGTTCACCATTGCAGGTAAATTTAATCCTGGTGTACTCACTGCTAACCAAGCTCTTGTAGCAAATGGTTCGGGTGAGATTGATGCAGTTAAGACTGCTAACTTAACAGTAAGATCGATTACAGCAAATGGTACTTCAAGTCCTGGTGCTGGATATCTTATGTCGGTTGATGCCGGTGGTAATACTTACTGGCTTCCACAGGGTGCTGTTTCAATTAACGTCAATGCATCATATGCATGGACAAATACACATACATTCTCTATTGGTACATCCAGCTCAAACACAACAACCGGTGCAGTTGTAATCACTGGTGGTTTAGGTGTTGGTGGTAAAATCCATACAAGTGATCTTGCCGTTGGTAATGATACTGTATTTTCATCATTAACTGGTACATCATTATCAACAAACACTGTTAACTCTGCAGTCTTTTCTATTGGTACAAGCTTTTTTGCAAATAGTAGCAGTTTATCTACTTCTGCTAATGTGCTTTTTACCGGCATTGTAAATGCAAATAACCAATTACTTGTTAATGGTGGTCAGTTTGCAGCCAATGGTAGTCAAGTAACACTTGCATCGGGTGTAGCATTTTCTGCGAATGGTGGTGTAGGTGCTGCAGGTCAAGTACTTCACTCAAATGGAACATCAATTTACTGGGCAAATACACTAGCCGATATTACATCGGTTGTTGCAGGCGACGGTCTTACTGGTGGTGGTACAACAGGTGATCTAACACTAAACGTAGTTGGTTCAAACAGCATTAGTGTTGCTTCTGACTCAATTAGCGTTCCAACCGGTTCTACACTAACTGTGAACTCGACTGGTGTTCATGTTAACAATGCGCTATCAATTTCAGATCTTGTTCTTTCTGGTAACCTTACAGTTTCTGGTACACTTACCACAATTGATACAAACAACCTTGTTATTGAAGATCCTATGATTAAGGTTGCTAACGGCAACGGCGCAGATACCGTTGACGTTGGTTTCTATGGCATGTTCACAAACGGCGGTACACGTTATACTGGTCTTATTCGTGACGCATCAGACGGTGTCTATAAGCTCTTTACCGGTCTTGAATCTGAACCAACAACAACTGTTGAGGTAGGTGGTGTTGGTTACGGTCTTGCAGCGCTTCAAACTTATCTTTATTCTGGTGCGCTAACATCACTTGGTAACACCTTTAGCATCACTGCTAATAGTACTATTCCTGTATCTATTTCTGCTAACACTATTAAACTATCCACTCTTACATCCGGTGGAATCCTTGTTGGTAACTCAACAAATGGCATGACCAACCTTGCAGTTGGTACAGACGGATACGTGCTACAATCAAACGGCTCAACCGTAGTTTATGGTACACTTGATGGAGGCACGTTCTAATATCATGGAAGCTGAATTTGTTAATGAGTATATCAATCGTCTGACAACGAATTTACACGATGCTGTAAGTAAGAACGTTTTACATGAAACAAGGATGGCGTTGCTCGAAAAGAACTACGCCATCCTTCAAACTGAACATCAACAGGCTCTTCTCGAACTCGAGAAGTTAAAGAAGAAAACTAAATCTTCGGAATCTCTACAAGCATAGTCGTAGAACCAATATGACCGCATCGAATTGATGGGTCACACCATAGTCTAAAGCCTTTGGTAATTGCTTTTTTGCAAAAATTAGTGTCTTCGCTGATAGTATTGCTGTGATCGAGAGCAGGGTAATATTCAAATTGTGGATAACCTACACCTGCCAGAACTTCTTTCTTGACTAGCACACAGCCGAATCCGCATCCGCCAATACCAACTAAATTCCAGTCTTTTGCATAGAGATCTTCGGTTGACATACGTCCACCAAACGGTTCATAGATCTCAAGCATTTGTGGTTCAAGTCTTTGACGATATACACCAGAAACCAAATCCTTGTCATGAGCAAGAAGCTTCTTTAGCGTATCTGGTGGAAATGTAATGTCATGATCAACTGAAAACAAATAATCAAATCCACGCACAACCCAGTCTGCAATCAGATTACGAACCTGATCTACTCGGTATCCATAGAAGTATTGAAAGGTTGTTTCATATCCTTCAGGAACTTCCAGATCATAAATTGATTTGAAAGTATCTGCTTCAATATAGCGTGCAGTTGGAATGGCAATTAAGATTTTTTTCATAGCGGTCTAAGATCTATCTGTCCTGGAAAAAATGGAGAATTTAATACTTTTGCTGCAGTCTTATTTTGTTCTTCTGCATTCACTTTATAATCGTTAATTGGATTCAAATCATTGTAGTTGACTACAATATCTGTTATGCAAACAACATTGTTCGGATCTGCTCGTTCAATTAAGTAATAAAACAGTGAAGTGTCACCACCTGCTCGTGGCCATTTACCGTCAATTTGCAAATCTTCTCTCGTTAAGTTTTTAATCAACGAGGATTTAAATGTTCGTAGATGCGTATATGGCATGTTCCAATTGAACCTATACGCACGATAGAATTTGTTTGCTTTAATGTTGGGCGGATATTCTTGAGCAATCAATGGGATGTTATCGGCCATCGACCAACACGATCCATATGTAAACTCTGCACCTTCATGATAAAGATTGTTGTACATATGGAAGATAGTTGGATCGTTGACAAGTGAATCATCACCATCAAGAAGCATAATGTATTGCTCTGTTACTAATTGCTTAAACGTATCAAAGTGATTTGCAACAGCACCAAGATTCTCTTCATTTTCTAAAACAGTAAAGTGCCAACGTTGCCATTGTGGAAGAGAGTTAATAGTCTCTTTAGCAATCTTTACTGTGTTATCTGACGAGTAATCATCGATAATATACATGTGATAGTCAGTATAGTCTTGCGCAGCTACAGATCGAATACATTTCTCAATGTATGCTTCGGCATTATATACAGGTGTAACAACAGCTATAGATTTTTCATCTGAGATCTTAACTGGCTGAAGTTCTTCTTTATTCAAGAATCGACGGTTGAATACTTTACGAACCTTGGTGTTAATCTTTGTGACTTTGCGATACTCTTCAACAGGCAAGTACTCGCCGAGCTTCTTATAAAGATGTTGCTTCCACTGGAGAGCAACCGTATCCCAAGTACAAATATCCTTGACTTGATTGCAAGCATACATCTTTTGCTGGTGAAGATACGGTGTATTATAAGCTTCTACGACTTTGTCAACAAATAAATTCACCTGGTGTTCCTGGTTCAGCCATTGCATTGCCCAGTTTGGTTCAACAGGATACTTAATCTTCCATGATGCCAGATCGATTGCCGTTTCTTCGAGAGCACCAAACTGGCAAGTAATAAGTGGTACATTATGAGCCAGCGCTTCAAGTGTAGAGATACCAAATGTTTCTGGAAAACCAACCGGATAAATCATGTAAGAAGCTTTACATAAAATATCTGAAATTTGTTTTTGAGTAATAACACCAGTAAACTCAATGCTATGACCATATTGCATCATCAAATCAGTCCAGTCTTTTTGTTGCTGGTCTGGACCTGCTGCTTCACGAAACTTATAATATCCACCAATGATTTTCAACTGCGCATCCGGAATACGCCGTTTTACCTCTGGCCAGATCTGTTTGACAAGTGGAATCATTCCCTTGGTAACCGAAGCATTGAACACAAAGAGATTCGGATCTTTGTCACGGACATCAATCCAACCAGGATTCATATTGCCGATGCCGTTACGAGTCAAAAAAATATGATTCTTTAGTACGTCATAGTTACGACGGAATCCATGATCGCAATGAGTGACATAACCTGTATGCCAGTCTGAGAGTGTAAAGATCTCTTGCAGTTTGCCGATGTTAATCAGATACTCGATCTGATCATCGCCTTCACAGAACGTATCGTGCATCCAGAGACAGACGTGCTTTGCTCTTGTTATGACTGTCCAGTCTTCTAAGATTGGTTTTATAGAGCGAGATACGACAACAACGTCGTGATATTGGCTGGATAACTTATTAGCATTAGATACAGGAAGATAGTGTACACCATCATAAAAACCAGGAAGTGAATCGTCAGACTCACAGTCATTATAGATAGTTACATCAAATCCAATTTTAGAAAGTTCTTGTGCCATGCGAATGACGGCAGATTCGGATCCTCCTAATCCTCTCTTTTCAAGAGTGGATCCGTCATAGGTTAGGCCGAGTGTATCTATAAAAGCAATCTTCATCATAGTTCCATTATAAATAAAAACAATAATACTGTCAACTAAATAGTTGGCTTACAAGATATATATCTGCTTTGGGGAGCCATATGGCAAACAATAAGATTCAATTCAAACGTACGACTATTTCTGGTCGTACACCAAACACCACGAACTCTGGTAACACATCTTATATTGATGCTGGCGAGTTTGCAGTTAATCTTACTGACCATAAAGTATACTCCTCAAACGGATCAGTTGCCTTTGAAGTTGGTGCTAATCTTGCATCGCTGAATGTAGGTGGCAACGTAACCATTGGTGGTAACCTAAGCGTTACCGGTACTTCTATTAGTATTTCTGGTAATAACCTGTCAATTACTGACAGCATGTTGTATTTGAACCAAGGTGTTCTTGCTACTATTACAAACGTTTCTGGTAATGGTTCTGTTGTTACATTTACTGCCAATAATAACTATTCTTCCGGTTGGGACGTATATGTTACTGCGGTAGACCCAAGTTCTTATAATGGAACCTATACAAATATTCTAATTGCAAATGCCACTCACTTTACTGTTGCTAATACTAATACGGCTACATATGTATCAGGTGGTACTGCTCGTGGTAAGACAGATATCAACCCAGACATCGGGTTTGCTGCCGGATACAACGACGGAACATATCATCACACAGGTTTCTTCCGTGATGCGACAGATGGTCGATATAAAGTCTTTGATAGTTATCTACCAGAGCCAGATACTTCACCGTTCATTGATACAGCGAATGCTAGCTTTAAGATTGCTGACTTCCAGGCAAATACGCTTTATGCAAATTCAATCTATGCAAACGGATCTTTAGGTACTTCTGGTCAAGCTCTTGTATCTAACGGTAGTGCTGTATTCTGGTCAAACAATCCTGGATATACTGGTTCTGTTGGACCTCAAGGTTCCACAGGTCCTCAAGGAGCTACTGGAGCGCAAGGTGTTGTTGGAGCACAAGGACCTACAGGAGCACAGGGTGCTCAAGGTGTAACTGGTCCAACCGGACCACAAGGTGTCCAAGGCGCAACCGGCGCTCAGGGTGCTATTGGTTTCACAGGATCAAAAGGTACAGACGGCGGACAGCTAACAGCCGGTTCATATGTCGTTCGCGCTGTTAAGAACGGATCTTCTCAGACAGTTACAAATGGTTCAGATACCGTTGTTACATTGGTTGATGATTTTGATACTAATGGTTGGTTTGCATCTAATAGATTCCAACCTACTATTGCCGGTTATTATAGTCTTGATGCTTCTGTTTGGTGGGACGCTGGTGCTGTAACAAATAATCAAACTAATATTCAGCTAAGAAAAAATGGTAATACACAATTAGCTATCGATCAGGCACAGATTGTAACTGGGTCTGGTTATGGCCAGACAATTTCTACAATTGTGTACTTTAATGGAACCTCTGATTACGTAGAATTGACTGCCTTTACTGGTAATACCACTTCTCAAAATATTAATGGTGCCGCAGGTGGTACATATTTTGTAGCCGCACTTTATGCGTATGGTCCTCCAGGATATACAGGTTCTGTTGGTGCAACAGGTGCCCAAGGACCGCAAGGAGCCACTGGTCCACAGGGTGTGCAAGGAGTTGCTGGACCTCAAGGTCCACAGGGTGCAATTGGTCCAACAGGACCTACTGGCCCACAAGGTGCCCAAGGTGCTACTGGCCCGCAAGGCGCAATTGGTCCACAAGGTGTAACGGGCGCACAAGGAGCAATTGGCTTTACTGGATCTGCTGGTAATACTGGCGCTCAAGGTGCTCAAGGAGCCACTGGAGCTCAAGGTCCTACTGGTGCAACTGGTGCTCAGGGCGTTATTGGCTTTACTGGATCTCAAGGAACTGCTGGTGCAACAGGTGCCCAAGGTCCTACTGGCGCTCAAGGTGCTCAGGGCCCTGCTGGAGCAACTGGACCTCAAGGTCCGACTGGAGCTCAAGGTGCTCAGGGTCTTACTGGACCTCAAGGAGCAACTGGCGCGCAGGGGGCACAAGGTACTCCAGGACCAACTGGACCTCAAGGTGTGCAAGGACCAACTGGAGCACAGGGACCACAAGGAGCTACTGGACCTCAAGGAGCTATTGGCTTTACTGGATCTGCCGGTAATACTGGACCAACTGGAGCTCAGGGTCCACAGGGCGCAATTGGACCTCAAGGTGCTACTGGACCACAAGGAGCTACTGGACCTCAAGGAGCTACCGGAGCACAGGGTCCTACTGGTGCGCAGGGACCTCAAGGAGCTACTGGCGCTCAAGGACCAATTGGTTTCACAGGTTCGTGGGGTGGAACTGCTCAAGCTAACGTGAACATGAATGGTTATAGCATTAATAACGCTAACTCTATTCAGGCTACAAGCACATCTATTATAGGTGCACATCGCAAATATTATCTTGGCGCATTGGGTGCATCTGGAACACAAGCTAGGCGACATGAAATTGCTAGACTTTACATTGATTTTAATGATTGGCACGGTGCTGGAACTACGTTTGTAGAACTTCATAATAACTACTATTACGGCGGTGATTATCAGCGCTGGGCAATTTCTTATGACTATAATAACGTAGATTGCAATCTTATAGCAGGTGTGTCTCCTCGCGGAAGACATGCTCGTGTAACATGTAGTTCTCCAACTCAAGTATCTGGCGACTATTATTACATTTCTGTTTACGTTGAAGTAATGTATTACACCACATACCAGACATATATTGAAACCAGTTGGCCTGAAGTAACTTCTCATGGTGCTCATGGTGGTAATATACTTGTATATCAATCACCATCAGCTACGAATATTTCTGACTTTACTGCTCCTACAATTGTTTTCACAAATAACTCGTTCCAAAGCGGTACTGACGTTCGTGCTCCTATCTTCTACGATAGCAATAACACGGCTTATTACTTAGATGCAGCTAACACTGGTACATCTCTCATTACTGCCGGTGGCATCTATGGAGCTGGGCAAGTTCGTGCTGCTGGTTGGTGGGGTGATGCATCCGCAAGTGCCACTGGGTTAGCTATTGAAATTGGAGAAAACGGCGGCCGTGGATATGTAATTTCTTACAGTCGCGATGCTGCTACTTATGGACCAGTGTCATTTGAGGCTACTGACTTTACTTTTACTGGTATTAGCGGAGGTTACGTTGGTGTTAATACAAGCGTGCGCGCTCCTATCTTCTATGATAGTAATGATACTGGTTACTATGTTGACCCGGCATCCACATCTAAGATTAATTATTTGTATATGCCAGGAGGAATTGCCGCTGAAACTGCATCAGTAAACTATTACGAAAACGCATTAGAGATACGTGAAACGGCTTTTGGTGGAGGTCTTACCACATCTCTTTCCAATGCTCCAAGAATTGGTTTTCATTGGAGTGGCCGTGTAGGCATGCAAATTGGTATGGATTCAAGTGGCGACTTCAATATTTGGGATGGCACGGCAGGCGGTTATGTACCTCTTAGATCTGGAATTCATTCAGCAATAGCATCAAACGATGTTCAACTATACTTAAATGGAAATGGAACTTCGTGGGCTGGCATTAATTGGGCTGATGTTGCAGGTAACGATACCATATGGTACAATGGATCCGGGTCGACGTTTGCTATCGGCGGTGGCGGTTCTAGTGTTGCCAATAAAAAGTTGCACGTGCATGGCGGAGTTACTATTGGTAGTGGTATAGCTGCTACGTCTGTAGCCACTAATGGGTTGCTGGTAGAAACAGCTGTATATAGTCCTATCTATTATGATAGCAACGATACAGCCCGATACGTTGATCCAAACAGCACTTCGCAAATGATTACTGTTGAAACCCGTGCGGGCAGTGGATTCAGGTCGTTTATTGCAGGATCGTCAAGCATTGCAAGCAGTATTTATTTTGCTAATGCCGATAACTCTCGCGCATGGAACTGGCAGCTAGACGAAAATAATGATGCTGCTCTTTGGGGATATGACGGTACGTCGTGGGGTAAAAAAATTACCATAGGCCAAAATAGAACCATCGAACAGGGTAACAACTATGCTCACCCTGAAATAGAGTGGTCAGCATCTGGCACATCTACAGGCGAAGTAATATTTTACTTGCCTGGTACCACGTCGAACTATGGCATGGTTCACATGGTATTTGATATCTACGAATACACTGGACAATACACTGCAACTGTAATCATCGGTGGTCACAACTGGACTAATGCGTGGTATAATACAGGTTGTAATGTGATTGGTTACACGAACAAGTCTATTCGTCTTGGTGTAAAAAACGATGGTAGTAACAACCGATTCTGTGTAGTCTTTGGTGGCACATCTTCATCCTGGAATTATGGAACAATTCGTCTTCGTAAAATTCACAATGGCTCGTTTTATGATGGTGTAATGAATCTTGCTGGCAACTGGAGCACAACCCTAACTACTACTGAGACGTTTGTTTCTATTACAAGTGATTTAAGAAATACATATGCGCCGGTTAACTTAGAAGTAGGAAACATCGGTTACGCTTATGCCAGTTTCCGTTCACCTATCTTTTATGATAATGACAACACCGGGTATTATGTAGATCCAGCCAGTACGTCTATTTTAGTCAACATGTCGCTTGGTGGTGGCCAAACAGTAAATGGCCAATCTCACTTCCAATGGGAAGGTGCCACATATAGAAACCCAGGAGATCATACACCCGGCCTATTGATTCGCGCAGATAATGCTACTGCCGGTATTAACGGATCACGTCCTGCACTTTCGTTATACAATGAAAATGGTGGTGATCAGACTACAGTGGCTATGGCATTTGTTTCAAGAGAACAAAGTGGTAGTGGTAACGCTGTTAACCTTGGTGGTATTGTTGCTAAAAAACAAATTGCTGGTACATCCGGCAACTGGACTCAAGGCTCATTAACATTTTATACTCGCTCAGGTGGCACGCGAAACGATGGTCTTTTCATCGATCAAAATGGTTATGTTACTATTCAAGGAAATGACAGTCAAAACGCGTACAATTCTACAACCGGTAGTCGATTGATGTTTGGTGGTGCGGATGGTGATGCTCAAACCAACTATTACATTGGAACAAATCTAGAAAACTATGGCGGAAACTATAATAAACTAGATTTGCGCTGGCATACAGGTATCCGTATGGGTGCGCAAGCCAACTATGGTGGAATACGTTTTTATGATTCAGAAGATCTAGGAACACAAGTATTTGCTATTGGTAAAGATGGCTCTTATGCTCAAGCAAACCAAAGCATGCGCGCACCAATTTATTATGATTTAGATAACACTGGCTATTACTTTGATGGAGCCAGTACGACCAACCTCAATGATTTAATTATAACAAGAAACGTCGCATCGCCGGGTAACTACTATGCTGACTTACAGTTTGAGGTGCAAGCAACTTCAGGCACGGCAGGTATTGGTCTTCACCGTTCCGGATTCTCACATTGTGGTATCTATCATGATGCATCGGATGTACTAAAGTTTAACTTTAATAGCGCTACAGTCACGCTGAACGCTGGTGCTGGAACGCTAGTTGGCAGCGGAAACGATACAACCTATATTCGTTTCAGAGATGCTGTAACATCTGAAGACTGGAATAGCTATATTGATGGTTCAGAAGCCAGCTACAGAATCGTAACAAACGGTTCTGGTTCAAATAGACCAGGTGCATATATGTACGGTGTTCTACTTAGCATGGCCGGTTCCGGACAAGCTAAGTTCCAATTATACGCTCCACACAACGGAACGGATGGAAACGGCCTTTGGGTTCGTACAGGTTGGGATACTGATTACGATGCATGGAATCAAATAGCCATAAATTCTGCATCATTTACAAACAACGTAGATCTTCGTACTCCTATCTTCTATGATAGTAATGATACAGCTTATTTTGCCAATCCAAATGGGCGCAGCAGATTAGCAAGTATGGATTACGGCAACGGTGACTATTACTTTGCAGGTGGAGATTGGGGTTATCGTCACAATACTCCATACGGTTGGATACAGTTTGGTCCTGCAAACTCTGGCCATGCGCATATTTACACGGATAGATCAAACTTCTACTTTAATGCGCAATTGATTGTCAACGGCGGAAGTAATATCAACACATCTGATATTCGAGCTAATATATTCTATGATAATAACGATACAGGTTATTACATCGATCCAAACAGCACTGCTGATAATGCATTACGCGTGCGTGGCGGCGCACACTTTGGCGGCAACGTTACTTGGGGCGCAAGTCTGTATGTTGGTGGAAACGGAAGAGTGGGCACTGCAGCAAGTGTTGCAGTAACAAATGGCAACCTGCATATGGATTGTCAAAATGGATTTGCAATGTACCTTAACTGGTATAGCGAAAACAACATTTGGAGTAAAGGCAATTTTGGTGTAGGTAGCGATAGCGCTTCACACAGACTACATGTGCATGGAACTGGACTTGCAACTTCCGATTTCCGTGCTCCTATCTTCTATGATACTAATGACACCGGTTATTATGCAAATCCAAATGGGGATTCTCAGTTTGCTGCAGTGTTTTCAAACAACTGGTTTAGACCACAAGGTAATACGGGCGTATACTTCCAATCGTACGACAAGGGACTCTGGGCGCCAGAGTCTGGTAGCAATTCATATGGTAATGTTACTACTTATGGTGCCGGCCGCAACGGTTGGTATGGATGGGGCATTGGTTCACGCCACGTATTCATGTCGACAACGGGTGATAACGTGGGTGTTCATGATAACAGCCGCGGTTGGATCTGGTATTGGGATGGTGGATATACTCAATTCCCATATGGATACACATTCTTTGGTGGATCTGCAAGATCACCGCTGTTTTATGATAACGATAACACCGCATACTATGGAAACTTTGCCGGTACTTCTGTCATGTCCTCTATTGCTCTTGGTGGCGCTACTTCTGTTCCACAGGGTGTTATATGGGCCAATGGAGAAATCTGGATCACAGGCAATGGTAACAGGGTTGCCTTTACAACAGACACATCTACTGATAGTACTCCAAATGCTTCTGTTCGTGGTAGTGGTAACGATCTTGTTGTACAGAACTGGTCGGGCTCTGCGTCACAAGATAACTTCTATGTGTTCGGTGCTTCAAGAGATGCCGCGGCTGCCGGTAACATTACAGCTTATTATTCGGATGAACGTCTAAAGACTAAGACAGGTAATCTTAATAATGCTCTTGCCAAAGTCAAGTCACTTGAAGGCTTCACCTACGTTGAGAACGAGCTTGCAAGATCTGTTGGCTATAACAACACAAAGCAGCAGGTAGGTCTTTCAGCTCAGAAGGTCAAGGCAGTTCTTCCTGAAGCAGTTGCTCTTGCTCCATTCGATTACGATCCACAAGATGATGGAACAATTATTTCTAAGTCTGGTGAAGACTATCTGACAGTTGACTATTCAAGACTTGTTCCTTTACTTATTGAAGCAATCAAAGAACTTACTGCCAAGGTAGAAGAGCTGGAAGCTAAATGATAGTTACCACAACCAACACATCATCTCAGACAATCGATACTTTCGATCTTCCGACTGAGAAGACTGTCAACTATAAGATTCACGTCACGGCTGGTAATACTTATTGGTATACTACGCTGGACGTGAATCATAATGGTATCACTGTCTCAGAAGAACAAGTTGCTCTTGCAGCAAATGGAGTTACGCCACTTGAACTGACAGTATCTATTGCAAATAATGTTGGTATTGTGAACGTTACTCCGACTGTAATACCATCATCATTTACAATTGATCGTCAAGTGATTGCATCAAATCTTTACTCAGAGAATACTCTCTCAGGTAGAAATATTCAAACAACAGAAGGTCTTGGCATCTTCTTTAGTGGCGCAAACAATATCAGTATTCGTCAAGCAAACAACAATCAGTTTGTGCATGCAAACGCTTATGTTATTACAGACGTAATGGGTCCAATCAAAACAAAGAATAATCTTCTTACTAATTGGACCTCTGTAAATGGTAGTATTTTGTCAGCTAATACAATTATCTCGTCTGGCCAAAAAGATAACTGCCAAACTGAAGAGATCTCTGTATTACCAGGAAGAAGATATATTCTCACTGGTAATGCATACTATACAACAGATCAAAACTATTCTGCTCAACCTGAAGATAGAGATACTGGACCTTCACGTATTGAGGTTGGTTCGAACTTTGGCGATAATGACTATGGAGGATATATTGCCACATCAACAGAATCATCATTCTCTGTAATCTTTGCGCCAACTACAAATAATGTTTATGTTTCAGCCGGATTCGGTGATATTAACAATAGACTTTATATTGAAAGTTTTGAAGTAAAAGAGTATGTGCCATTCCATACTTACAATCAAGACGAAGGCTCGATCTATATTAAATGGAACGCAGTCGCTGCTGGAAATACAATATTGAGTTTGAACTCGAGTGTTGCAAACAACCGAGTCTTTGTTGATGGTTCAAATAACATCTTCATAAATACTATTAATTGTGGTGCTCAGCAAGTAACAAATAAGATTGCATTCAGTTATAATGCAAATGGAGTTATTGCAAGCCGTAATGGTAATGCAGTCATTACATCTACAAGTGTGTTAAATAAGCTTATTGCCAATGCCGTATTTGCATCAGTTCCTTCTGAATTTGCATATATGTCAAGCACTCTCTCAAATACTCAATTGGTAGTTCTGTCGAATGTCTAAAGATACAGTACATTATTTAAATCCTGTTTCTCTGAAGAGTCTGGTAGCCAATGGCTTTATTGGATCTTCAGGCCAAGCATTGCTTTCAAATGGAACTGGAATCTATTGGGGGTCGGGTGCTGGATTTACCGGATCAAAAGGCGACAAAGGTGAAGACGGTATCTTTGGTGGTGCAGCGTTTGACTACACATTTTCTACTGCAACAACTCTGTCAGATCCTGGTGCCGGCCAACTCAAGTTTAATAATACCAATTTTACCAATGCAACCACTCTCATCATTCATGATGAAGACGATAATCTAGTTCCAATCATTAACTTCTTACAAACAATTGATGACTCTACATCTGCCATTAAGGGTCACTTCACAGTAACCGAGAAGGCTAATACTGCTAACTTTTCTCAGTTTTCTATTACTGGTGTTCATGTTGATGGCATAGCAAGCTTTCAGGTTCCTGTAGCATATCTTGCCGGCGCAACATCACTGACTAATGGTCTCGATATCATTATCACGTTTGCAAGAACAGGTGATCGTGGTGATACTGGATTTACTGGATCAAGAGGTGATACTGGATTTACAGGTTCGCTCGGTTTTACCGGATCAAAAGGTGATACAGGATTTACAGGCAGTCAAGGTTTTACCGGTTCTCAAGGAGACATTGGTTACACCGGTTCGCTTGGATTTACTGGTTCACAGGGTGATATAGGTTACACTGGATCTGCGTCTACAGTTGCCGGCCCTCTTGGATATACTGGTAGCCAAGGATACACTGGATCTCAAGGAGCAGGATTTACTGGTTCTCAAGGTATTACTGGTGCGCAAGGACCACAAGGAGCAATTGGATTTACTGGATCTCAAGGTTCCACGGGTCCACAGGGATCTCAAGGTGTTGTTGGAGCACAAGGACCATCTGGTATTACTGTTCAAGGACCACCGGGTGCTACAGTTCAAGGTCCAACAGGTCCAATGGGTCCGGGAGGTCCTCCTGGTGCTACAGTTCAGGGTCCAGCTGGCGCACAAGGTCCAGCAGGTCCTCCGGGTGCTACTGTTCAAGGACCACCAGGTGCTACAGTTCAAGGGCCAACAGGTGCAATGGGACCTACAGGTCCGCAAGGCGCTCAAGGTCCGGTAGGATTTACTGGATCTGCCGGACCACCGGGTGCTACAGTTCAAGGTCCGGCCGGTCCTCCTGGTTCTACTGTTCAAGGTCCAACTGGTCCAATGGGTCCTCCAGGACCTCCAGGTTCGACTGTTCAAGGACCGACTGGTCCACAAGGCCCAGCGGGTCCAGCAGCACTTCCACAAAATCCAACTGGAACAACATACGGAAATGGTGTAAGTAGTGTACCACCGTATCTATTGTCACAAGCCGTAGGTGATAATGATGGTTGGAGATTGTACGGAGAATCTCCTGCTACAAACCAAGTGCGTATGGTATTTGAGCTTGTTGACGATATTGAAGATGCTCTTCCAGATCAGTGGGCTTTTAGAAATAAAAGAACATATACTGACTATGTAGCAAGAAACGAATTTTTCATTTCTGGTACTGGATATAGTGAATCTCGAATATCTAGTAGAGCTCCTATCTTTTATGATAGTGCTAACACAGAATTTTATGGTGACTTTGCTGGTACTTCTAACTTACTTGGGTTAACTGTTACTAATACAATTACTGGTAGTATTACAGGAAATGCCGGCACAGCTACAAACGCTACTAATGCTTTAAGAATAGTATTCAACGATGGTCCAAGAGATCTTTCTGATAGACTTCCAAACACTTTCACAAGAACAGTAAATTGGGATTTTGTCGGAGCAGGCGCTGGTAATGGTGTAGGAAACTATGCTGGTGTTATGACGTTTGCACCGTGGACAGGAACGACTGCAAGTACCGGAGACTCTTCATATCAATTGGCATTCGGAAATCAAAGTGGAGTAAACGCATCTGGCCCACCGCGTTTAAGTATTCGCAGCGGGATTGATAGTACATGGGGTGCATGGTATATAGTTTTAACAACTGCTAACTATAATACTTACTCACCAACCTTAACAGGAACAGGTGCATCTGGAAATTGGGGCATTAACGTTACCGGTACTGCTGCTTCAATCTCAGGATTTAATAACCCTGCGACTGCACCTACTGCAAGTACTATTGCTTATAGAGATGCTGCAGGAGACATTGCGGCTCGTGAAATTATTTTAAGTTCAGGATTATCTGAACAAACACCTACAGTATTAACATCAATGTACCCAACGACCAACCAACTGGTTCGTACGACGCCCGCGGCTGTTGCAGCAGCTATTCGAGGAGCTGCATCTGGTTCATGGAATATTACTGCTGCCACTATTACAAATCAACAAAACTCAGCCACTATTGAAGCTTCAACCGGAGTTAATGCAAACCACATTGTTCGTCGTGATGGAAACGGTTATATTTTTGCTAACCATATTAACTTTAATACATCTGAAACAGAAAATCCGACAATTAACAGTTTCATTACCAGTAATGGTGATGGGTGGTCGAGAAAGAGTTCTCTCGACCATGCAAAAAATAGTATTCGTGGAGTTGCTGATGGCACTTGGAGTATTAACGTTACTGGCAATGCTGCAACATCTAGTGGTTTAACAACCCGCTATGATGGCGGACAGCAGCTTAACCCGCAAACGTATTTTGGTCAAGGCCTTGGTCTTAGAGTAGCTATGACTGCGGTGGCTGGTTTTTGGTCAGATACACTATGGATTAATGGTTACGCAGGCGGCGATGTTTTGAATATGTGTGCCCTACACACATCTAGACAAGCTACTCCCCGTATGTGGATTAGTAGTCAAGCATCTAATGGTACTTCATACGGAACTCTCTATGAGTTTCCATCCTTTGGATATAATTCTCCAGGGGCTGGCGGTCTATATGCAACAATTTATTATGACAGCGCCGAGACAGCGTATTTCTTAGACCCTAATAGTACATCGAATTTAAACATTACCCGCACTTATATTGGTGCAAGAGATACTAATGGAAACTGGGCAACCGGATTTCAAAATACTCCAGTGTCGTCTTATAACTTTCACGGTGATATTTCTTCTGGTGGTCCTGCTGGTACATGGTGGTTTTATGAGAGTATGCGCCACTCAAATGCAAGCAGTTTCTGGGGTACCCAGATTGCATGGGGTTGGGAAGACAACTCTAATAGACTGTTCCAGAGAAACGTTTCTGGTAATAGTTTTAGCGGATGGGTAGAATACCTAAACACCGGAGGACGCACATTCTCCGGTGACTTAAATATGACCGGTTCGATCATATCTACAGCCAGTGATGTAAGAGCGCCGATTTTTTATAATCATACTGATACAGCTTTTTATGCAGATCTGAATGGTACAACCAACATAAACCGCATTGACGGCAATGGTAAGTATGCAATTGGAACCAGTGACTCATATCTTCGAATTAATGAAACATCCGCCTTTTCTAATGGCACATGGTTTGGTGGAACGCTTGTGCGAGCTGATGGGTTTTATGCTGGTAGTAACGGCGGTACATCAAACTCGAGAGTTCATATAGCCAGCGGGTCATACAATGGAAGTAGAGTTATCTTCCTTGATGGTTCTAATGGAGAGATTACAGCAGCTGGTAATATTACAGCTTACTCATCTGACCGTCGGCTTAAAACTAATATTGTTCCTATTAATAGTGCTCTTGATAAAGTAATGTCTATTGGTGGCTATACGTTTGATTGGGTGGACGAAGCTGAAGAGCTAGGATTTACTCCCGAACTAAAGACAAACGATGCTGGTGTTCTTGCTCAAGAAATACAAGCTGTGCTTCCACAAGCTGTTGCTCCAGCCCCATTCGATTGGCAGTGGGATGATAAAGCTGGTAAGAATATTTCGAAGTCAGGTGAAAACTACTTAACTGTTCGCTATGAGCGTATTGTTCCTCTTTTAATCGAGGCAATCAAGGAACAACAAGCATATATAAATACACTAGAAGATAAAATTAATATCATTCTACAAAAACTAGAGGATAAATAAAAATGGCACTTACTTATACTTGGAAGATTAAAAGTCTGAAGAAGCAGGACGATCCTTCTGCAGAACTCAATGATATCATCGTCCAAACATATTGGGAATGCACAGGAACTGACGAAGACGATAATTCGGGCACGTTCAGCGGTGCAACTCCATTCGAACCAGATCAGGTAGATCCTGACGAATTCACCACATACGAAGATCTTACCGAAGCTCAGGTTCTTGGTTGGATTCAAGCCGTGGTAAATGGTAACCCTGGTTACAAAGCTCACATTGACGAGCAGATCCAAAAGCAGATCGATGCTATCGTTCGTCCAATGGTTGAAGTGAATGCTGACGCTTTACCTTGGGCACCTCCAGGTTCAAATACAGTTCCAACTCCAACCCCAGTGTCTAACACTGTTTCGTCTAACACAACCCCAACTGCCAATACATAATTCAAGGAGAATATATCATGGCTACTAATCCAGAACTCGATCCAATGCTTGATGAAAACCAACAGGCTCAGGCTCAACAAGTCCCTGACGTGACACTCACTGTTAATGTGAATGAATTGAACGTTATCATGGGTGGACTACAGGAACTCCCACACCGCGTGGTAGATCCTATTCTAAAGAAACTCTTCCAGCAGGCTCAAGCACAGCTGGGCTCGCCACAAGGCTAATCAATAAGGAATAGTGCCGGATGCCATTACCTACTGGCACAATTAGTATGGCTAACGTAAACGTCGAACTTGGTCGTAGCTCCACTGCTACGATCAGTTTGAACGAAACAGCTGTGCGTACTTTAGCTGGTAAAGCATCCGGCACTATTTCTATGAACGATCTGCGTGGTAAATCTGCAATTACCTTCACACCTGCTTCAGGGACTGCATTAAGCTCAACGGGTCAAACAGCAGCTTCAGTTGGGGTAGCATCTAGCGCAGCGGTTACATTTGCACACACTGTAACTACAGTATCTTTTGGAACCGTATCTGCCATAGCCAACTCAACAGCCATTGACGTCTTCCTTGACTCCGAAACCTATTGGGAGGATCTCAATATGAATGGGATGGTGGATTTCGACGAAACCGGTTGGTATTCTGCTAGTGCTAACGGCACCATTACAGCAACATCGGGCGGTAGTACGATAGGTTCGTGGAATTGGTCGTTGAGTACTACAGGACAAGAACCTGGTAGCGGAGGTATTTAAGGGCTAAGTTGCCGGCAACTGCTAGATCAATGGGACTTCAGCCAATCAGCAACTGGCGTTCTATGAATAAATAAATAGAATCAAAACAGGATGTCGAGATGGCTACACCAACAACAAAAGCTGAGTTTAAAGAGTATTGCCTACGTAAACTAGGTAAGCCAGTGATTGAGATCAACGTTGATGACGATCAGGTAGATGATCGTATTGACGAAGCAATCCGTTACTGGTACGACTATCACTTTGATGGTTCGGATAGAATCTATTACAAGCATCAAGTGACCGCTGACGATAAAGCCAACAAGTACATCACACTGCCTGAGAATATCATTGGCGCAGTTCGAGTTTTCCAGATTGGCGATCCATCAATTCGTGCCGACGATCTTTTCAATATTCGTTATCAGATTGCTCTGAACGACCTCTATACATTGACAAACGTTTCTCTCGTTCCTTACTATATGGTAATGGAACATCTTGCGCTTGTAACAGAGCTTCTTGTGGGCCAACAACCAATTCGTTACCAACGCCATAAAGACAGACTCCATGTTGATATGGACTGGAATACAGTTCCACCAGGTACGTTCCTGCTTGTTGAAGCATATGAAGTAGTTGATCCAAACACATGGACAGACGCATGGAATGATCGTTGGCTTCAGAATTATGCAACTGCGCAGATCAAGAGACAGTGGGGTTCTAACCTGACAAAGTTCACTGGTATGTCTTTACCAGGTGGTGTTCAGTTTAATGGCGAAAAGATCTACGACGACGCTACGGAAGAATTAAGAAGAATGGAAGACGAGATGATCTCATCATATTCTCTTCCAGTTCTTGATATGATCGGATAAGATCTTGACTACCAATTTCTATTTCAATAACTTTACAAATAGCCAAGAACAGGTTTTGATTGAAGATCTCGTACTCGAGTCTATCAAGATCTATGGCCATGACATGTACTATTGTCCTAGAACATTGATAGCCAAAGATGATATCTATGGTGAAGATACAATTTCAGAATATAAGTCTGCTTATTACATCGATCTTTACATTCGTAACTTTGATAGCTACGAAGGTGATGGTAACTTCTTGTCTAAGTTTAATCTAGAAATTCGTGATCAGATGACTCTCACAGTTTCTGTTCGTAACTTTATGAATGAAATTGGAAATATTGAAATGATCGATCGTCCACAAGAAGGCGATCTCATTTACATTCCAATGCTTGATCGTTTACTTGTTATCAAGTATGTAAACAAGAATCCAGTATTCTATCAAATGGGCGCAATCCAGATGTATGATCTGGTTTGTGAAATGTTTGAATACAGCTCAGAAAGATTCAATACTGGCATTGAAGCAATTGATAGCATTGAAACTAATCTTTCACTCGATGCTTCTGAATATGCTCTTCTAACTCAAGATAGATATATTATTACAGACCAAGATGGATATCAAATTGTTCAGGGTGGTTATAACTTTGAAGAACAAGCAAGAGATCCATACGAAGATAATACAGAATTTGAAACTGAAGGTGAAAGCATTCTAGACTGGACTCAAATCGATCCATTTAGTGAAGGGAACGCATAATGTTCGGTCGTACATGGCATCATGATACACTTAGAAAATATGTAATTCTATTCGGAACTATCTTCAATGATATCTGGATTACAAGAGATAGTGTTTCCGGTGAGTCAATTCAGACTCTCAAAGTTCCACTTTCTTATGGACCAAAAGAAAAGTTTCTGGCAAGACTTGAAGGCAACCCAACTCTTGCAAATAAAGTTGGTGTAGTACTTCCACGTATTTCTTTTGAGATGACGTCATTTACATATGACCCTGATAGAAAACTGAATACACTGAATAGAATCTATAAGCAACCAACAAATAATGGTTCGGATGATCGCGTATCTTATCAGTATATGCCAGTGCCATATAACATTACATTCCAAATGTCAATCATGGTAAAGAATGCTGAAGATGGAACAAGAATCGTTGAACAGATTCTTCCATACTTTACTCCAGACTGGACCGCTACTGTAAATCTAATACCAGAAATTGGTGCAACATTCGACGTTCCAATTATTCTAAACGATATAAATGTATCTGATACATATGAAGGTAGCTTTGAAGAAAGAAGAGCTATTGTCTGGGATCTGACATTTACATTGAAGGGATACATCTTTGGTCCAAGTAAGAAAACAGGTCTTGTCAAGTTTGCTACAGCAAATATGCGACTTACAGATTCACCTACAACAGCCAATGCTTCGACTACAGCAAACACAGTAATAGTTACTGCCAAGCCAGGACTTCTGGCAAATGGTTCACCAACCAGCAATGCATCAGCGTCTATTGATTATCTTGAAATTAAAGCAACAGATAACTATGGATTTATTAATGACTTTGAAGAGAATATCTAATGAGTAATGAAATTTCAAATATTGGCAAGGGAAGTCTTCCTGCTGTCATTGAAAGAAAAGCAATTCCACAAGTTGAAGCGGATTTTGATTACGCTCGTGAAAACATGATGGAAGTAATTAACAAGGGACAAGAAGCTCTCTTTGATCTCATGGATGTGGCTCGTCAAAGTCAACACCCAAGAGCTTATGAAGTTCTTGCTACTATGATGAACACTATGGTAGGAGCCAGCAAAGACTTGCTTGATCTCCAGGCCAAGAAGAAAAAACTTTTGGAGGACGACCCAGAAGCTACGCCTCAACAGGTTACAAATAATCTATTTGTCGGATCAACTGCAGAGCTGCAAAAGTACTTAAAGCAAAATAAAGATGGGCAGTGAAAATTATCTAGGTAATCCTAGGCTCAAGAGAGCAGATACAAAAGTAGAGTATTCGCCGGAACAAGTGTCCGAGTACATCAAGTGTTCTCAGGATCCCATTTACTTTATCTTAACGTATTGTAAGATCGTTAACATCGATAAAGGCCTGATTATGTTCCCGCTCTGGGAATTCCAGAAGGAAATGATTCTTTCCTTTGAGGCCAATCGTTTTGTTATCTGTAAGATGCCTCGTCAGGTTGGTAAGACAACCACTGTTGCTGCTTATCTGCTCTGGAAGATCCTCTTTAACGAAGAATACTCGATTGCTATTCTGGCCAACAAGGACAGACAGGCTCGAGAGATTCTGGGTCGTATTCAGTTGATGTTCGAACACCTTCCGAAGTGGCTTCAGATGGGTGTTACCGAATGGAACAAGGGTAACATTAAGCTCGAAAACGGATCTGAAATCCTGGCATCGGCTACATCATCTTCTGCTATTCGTGGTACGTCTCAGAACATGGTATACCTCGACGAGTTTGCCTTCGTTCCGACTAACATTCAGGATGAGTTCTTCGCATCGGTTTATCCTACCATTTCATCTGGTCAGAGCTCGAAGGTTCTAGTCACGTCGACTCCAAACGGTATGAACATGTTCTATCGTATTTGGACTGAGTCTGAAGAAGGTAGAAATGCTTATGCTCGTGTTGACGTTCACTGGTCACAAATTCCAGGACGTGATGAGGCATGGAAAGAAGAAACAATTTCCAACACCTCTGAAGACCAGTTCAGACAAGAATATGAATGCGAATTCCTTGGTTCATCGAATACACTGATTAACCCAAATAAACTTCGTAACATGGTTTATAAGCATCCAATTCATACGACACCAGCAGGTTTGAAAGTTTACGAAGAACCAATCAAAGATAATATTTACGCAATTATAGTAGATACTTCTCGAGGAGCTGGTGCTGATTACTCAGCTTTCATTGTAGTAAACGTAAATAATTTACCATATAGACAAGTTGCCACATTTAGAAATAACTTATTAAGTCCACTTCTTTATCCTAACATCATATATGAAGTGGCAAAGCATTATAATGATGCGGTTGTACTTGTAGAAACAAACGATATTGGTCAGCAAGTTGCTGATATTCTTCACTATGATTTAGAGTATGAAGGCATCTTTGTTACTGCTAATAATGGTAGATCTGGCCAAAGTCTTTCTGGTGGTTTTGCTACTTCGACGACTCGTGGTGTAAGAACTACCAAGCAGGTAAAAAGAATTGGTTGTGCTACACTCAAGACTCTGATAGAATCTGATAAATTTATTGTTACAGATTATGACACAATTTATGAATTGACAAGATTCTCGCTCAAGAACAGTTTAAAAGGTAACCAATCTTACGAAGCAGAAGAAGGCCATGATGATATGGCCATGTGCTGTGTTCTCTTTGCTTGGTTAACTACACAACCGTATCTAAAAGAACTTACAGACCTTGATATCCGTAAGCAAATCTACGACCAAAACGAAAGAATGTTTGAAGAAGAGATGCTTCCATTTGGATTAATAAATACTGGTGATGACGAATATGACGATCAAAGCAATGAATCTTTGTTCGGAAATGATAATACTTATAGAGACGAGTTCTGGGCAGAGCAAAAACGCAATTTCCTTAACTTATAAATAAAACAAAACTCGTATATAACACCTTCGACTAAGGGAGATAACAATGGCGTTTCAAGTCAGCCCTGGAATTAATGTAT